GAATCTGCTGCAGTAATGGCAGTTCCTGAAATCTTAGTTTTAGCAATTGCTGCTGCTGAGTTAATATCTGCATCTACAATTGTGTCATTTGCAATCATTGTGCTAGTTACTGTGCCAGTATCACCAGATGTAATTACAGTACCTGATCTGTCAGGAAGTGTAATTGTCCGATCTGCTGTTGGATCTACTACTGCAAGAGTTGTCTCATAAGCATCTGCTGTTGCACCTTCAAATACAATGCTTGTATCAAAAGTACCAACTGCTGCTGGTGCTGCCCACTCAAGTCCATTTGTTGCTCCTGAGTTTGCTGTAAGTACATATCCGTTTGTACCAGCGGCAAGACGTGCTACTGCATCATCTGCGCTACCAACAATTAAATCACCCTTAGCATCTACAACGCCTGCTGTGATTATGTTTTTTCCTGCAACGGTCGCAGTTGATCCCTCAACTACCAGTCCCGCTTTTAATCTAAAGTCTTTTGTTACTGTTGCCATCTTATATCTCCTTGGTTAGGCCTTTAATCCCATACGCATATAGCGTAGAGTTATCGGTGTAATTCCCCCTACTGGAAGAACAGTTAATGAAACTGTATCTCCAGCCCTTGAAACAGAGATGGTGCCAATATTCCCATCATTGTCAATTGTTGCATACTGAGTAACGTTAACATCTGTACCGTCAATCAGGATACTAAGTTCTGTAGAGAAGTACTTGTTTGCTCCTCCTGCTACATATTTAATGGAAACCATATATTTCATTGATCGCCATTCACTTGCGGTAAAGTTATCAAAAACCGTTGAGTTTTCAATTCCATTAATTGTTGACTCATTATTGCCATCTGACCCAAGATCGGTAGACCTAGCAGAAGTACTATCAATTAAATCTACATAGTTTTCTTGAGTTGGTCTATCGCCTGTTTCAAACAAGGCTTTTACGTTGGTGGTTGATATCTTTGCCATGAGGTTATTATATCATTATGTTAAAGAATGTAGTTATTGATTCCAATTACTTGAAGTCCAATTCCAGGTACAAGTGCGCTTGTTGACGATAATCCAATATTGGTAAACATCACCCTAAAAGGTAAAACTTCTTCTATCTTTGTGAGTTTTACAAAACCATATATCTTGCTTTGAGGATAACCTATCCTAGAAATTGTTCTTGATTTATTTTTAGATAAATCTGTTATTGCTACAGAAGCCATTACGACTCATCGCTGTTTGTAATATCTTCAATAACTGTTAATATGCCACGAGCAACTGTCCATACCCTGGTAGCATCTCTTAATTCAATATCAAAAATATCTCCAGTGTTTAAACTTTTTGATTGATTAGATGTTAAAGATACTGTGAATTCTCCGCTGCCATCGCCTGCTGCTGCTGATGGATTAAGAATTAAAACGTCTGCTGGATCTGCATCGTTTAAATTTCCTGCAACCGTAGGTCTTTTAATTTCCATCTCAATTGTCCATTGGCTAATGGTAAGTGGATTCTTGTCGTCATCTGTTACGTATACTCTAAATGCCGCTGTATCCCCCTTTACAATCGTCCAGTTGACGGTAGGGGGTGCAGAGCCAATTGAATAAGAACTAAGGGATTGATCTCTAAACGTAGCCATAATCTTATCATTATACCATTAACTAATAATAAAATTATTAATATTTTTTTTATTTTATACGGGTATTTGACTCAAAAGGCCAAATAGTGGTATAATTAATGTATGCTACCTACTTGGTAGCATTTGTTCTCTAGGAGGTAATCTACAATGAGAGAAGCAAATGTTTGGCTAGGGGTATTATCGTTGGTTATTTGTGGAACTGTTTTTTCAGGGGCTGCAAATGCAACGAGTGAAAACAACTTACTAATTAAAGAGTCCGTCAAGTCTGCCACCCAAAAGGTGGCCTTTTTGGTTTCTAAAGACAAAAAATTAGAAAAGTATGAAAATGCTCATAATCTAACTGATGAGCAACTGGTGGATATGTTACGTTATGTAGGGTTTGAAGGAAAAGCCTTGAGATCTGCTTGTGCTATTGCAAAGGCAGAATCTAATGGTCGTCCTCTTGCTTTCAATGGTAACGTAAAAACTGGAGATAGTTCTTATGGCGTATTTCAAATAAATATGCTTGGAGAATTAGGGTCAGATCGTAGAGAAAAGTTTGAGTTAGATTCAAATGCTGAGTTATTAAACCCAGTAGTAAATTCTCAAATTGCTCTTCATATGACTAATGGTGGAAAAGACTGGTCTGCATGGAGTTCCGTAAATGGAAAGCGGTATCAAGAATGGTATAACAAATATCCATGTAAGCAATAAAATTTAATAAAAAAAATAACCCCCATTGGATATTTTCCTTTGGGGGTATATTTTATTTAATTACTAATCTTCAAAAACAATTAATTCCCAAGAACCAGTTTCTTCAATCCATCTATATGGATTTACATTGTCTGGTTGTGGAACTGGTGGATCCCAAAGACATGTTTCTTCATTTAGTGTCCATGAAGCAAATGGCTGTTGCGGAATAAAAGCATCTCGTTCAGCATCATAGGTGTCACTAATGCCTGCATAGTTTTTTCTAAATCCAATTTCTTCTGTTAATTCATTAGTTTCTAAATTTTTTCTTTTTCCAGCCATAGAATTATAGGATGTTCTTTTACAAGTTTTACCATGACGATTTCCATAAAAATTTTCCCAGGCATCTGATGAACCACCAACTTCTGTTCCATCTATATCAGTTTGAGTAATGTTTTCATCAACACCCACAATAACTTCAGTAACAATATTATTTTCATCTAAAAATGCATAATGTGCCATAATTAACTCCAAACCACGTTTCCACTACCAGCCGTGATGGTGGTAATTTTATTGCCACTGTATGTAGAAGTAGTTGCTGTTAAACCTGCTCCAACGGTAAGTGTTCTAGAAGATGGATATTTGAGTATTACAACTCCAGAACCACCAGAGGTTGATGTATTGGGAGAGTAATAGTTAGATGGTCCATTTGCTCCACCACCATAGTTAGCGCTAGTAGTTGTGCCCGAATTTCCATGAGAGCCTGTACTATTACAAGCATAACCACCCTGACCACCATGACCGCCACCACCTCTGTAATAAAGTACTCCAGATGAAATATCGTTTGCAAGTCCAACTCCACCACTACCAGACGTGCTATATCTTGCACTTGTGCCATTGGTTCCAGCACCACCTGCGCCACCACCGCCACCGCCTGTTGATCCGCCAGTTCCACCATCATATCCAGTTCCTAGATTTGTGGTTAGAGAAGCACCAGCAGTTCCACCTGTTGAATTTCCTGAGTTGGCTGGTAGGCCACCCATACTTTGTTTATCGTCAAACTCTGAATAAGTGCCAGGATTATATCCAGTTCCGCCAGCGCCAACTATAATTGAATAATTAGTTCCTGATAATATAGTTTTTGATTCTGCGGCTCTACCTCCACCGCTAGTTCCTATAGAAGTTCTATAACCGCCACCGCCACCGCCTCCTGGAACGCTACCTGCATTGCGTGAACCACCGCCACCGCCAAGAACAACAAAGTCAACTGCTTGACTATATTGACTTTCTGTTGTAAATGAAGCAGATGCTGGACCTTGAACACCAGTTCCATTTGCATTTATTCCAGCAACCCTAATTGTATAGGATGTTGCTGATGTTAAGCCTGTTATTGTTAATGGGCTTGATGCACCAGAAACAGTAATTGAGCCTGGAGTGCTTGTTGCTATGAATGATGTTGCTGTTGCACCAATTGTATTTGCTGTAAAAGTTACAATTGCAGTGCTTGGAGTAACGGATGTTATTGTTGGTTGACCTGGTTCTGATGGCTTAGCAACACTTGAAACACCAGCAAGTTGAAGACCATTTAGTGTTCCAGACTTTACACTTTTAAGTGTCATTTATGAAATTTCCGATCCGTATGCTGAAAAAGCCATTGTTGCCGTAGATGCATAAACTGATATAACATCTGTTGTAGCCAAAGTCAATCCTAGTGTAAGTGTTAGAGTATCTAGTGCTGCTATTGTTATATCATAAGCAATATAATGTTTATTTGCTATTGACTCTGCTGCTGGCCGAACTGCAATTCTAAATGTTGCAGATGATGCTGCAAGGTTTGCAACAGTAATTGTTGAAACAACTGCTGAAGTGCTTGATGGAACCGTGTAAAGTGATGTTAAAGTTGTTGCGCTTGGGCTAGATTGTCCAAGAACCTTATATGCTGTTGCCATATTTTTATCCTCCCATCATTAAAAAAACTTGGGCCATAACATCTGGTGAATCAACCCATGAAGATATTGTACCATTACTTTTTAGAAATTTGTCTGTTTGTCCAACTGGAGATGGAAGAACTGTTCTCCAAGTACTGTCAATATAAACTTGTATTTCATTTATTGTTGAACCCCCAGCATTTTGTCTTATTAAACATATAGTGCCAGCAGTAGGGGATGGAATTGCTGCATCTCTGGCTGCTGGATTAAGAAAATTATTGGTTCCTTTTTTTGCTGTAAAATTTTCTGAAGCGGTTAAATTAGATAGGTGTGTATGTAGTCCAGTCCATTCAAATGTTCCAGAGATATCGGTTTTTCCAGAAACTTGATACCAAGTGTCATTTGCTACATTATATACGTAGGCCGCTTTACCGTCTGAATCAAATACTGTAGGCACTAGATCACCCTATTAAAAGTACTGGTGTCGCCATTATAAACATACATTTCAAGTGGGCTTGAACCTTTTTTAATCCAAATAAGTCCGTTTGCCAAATTTGTTGACGGAGCAGTTGTTGTGTATGCAGATGTTGCTGAATAATATCCGACCC